ACCGGGACAACCCGCAACACCTCGCGTGATGCATCAAATTAAGTGGACTGGAATTACTCCGCCATGGTGGTGTACTTTTACTCCGGCCAGTGGTGGATTTTTACTCCGGCGTTGACAAGGCAGGCTGGGATGAAGAAATCCTGGCGATCGAACTGCAGCATCTTCTCGAAATTGACTTCGATTTAGACATGACGGGATTCGAAGCGCCCGTGGTTGATTATCTCATTGAAACTCAATTGTCGGGTCCGGGCTCGGACCGTGCAGACATTGTCCCGGAGACTGACTCACGCTGGCCAGTAATAAGCAGAGCAGGCGATATCTGGATTCTCGGTCCCAATCGTCTCATGTGCGGGAGCGCCCTCGATGCCGAGGTAATTCAGGATTTGATGGATGGCAAATTCGCCAAGGTTTGCGTAATTGATCTTCCCTATAACGTCCACATAGACGGTAACGTCTGTGGCTCCGGCGCCATTAAGCACGATGAGTTCGTAATGGCTTCTGGCGAAATGTCTCAGTCAGAATTTCGAGGATTTCTGGAGCGCGCACTAAGGTCCGCAGCTTTGTTCTCTGCTGATGGCGCAATCCATTATTTATTTATGGATTGGCGGAGCATTGATCTTCTCATTTTGGCCGGGCGTGAGGTGTTCTCGGAACTCCTGAACATTTGTATCTGGAATAAGACCAATGCAGGTATGGGGTCATTCTACCGCTCCCAGCACGAAATGATTGCCGTCTTCAAAAACGGCACAGCGTCTCACAAGAATAATATCCAGTTGGGTCGTCACGGTCGAAACCGCTCGAACGTTTGGACCTATCCGGGTGTCAATTCCTTGGACCCAAAACGGCGGGCCGAATTGGCCTTACATCCCACCGTTAAACCGGTGGCGTTGGTTGCCGATGCGATCCGCGATTCATCAAAACGCGGCGATATTGTCCTCGATACGTTTGTCGGCTCCGGCACCACAATCATCGCCGCCGCCGAAACAGGTCGCATTGGATATGGGCTCGAACTGGATCCGAAATATGTCGACGTCGCTGTGCGGCGATGGGAGATCTATTCAGGTGACGAGGCCATACACGCGCAAACTGGATTGACGTTCCATGAGCTCGCTAAAACGCGTTTAGGCCCTATGGCACTTCTTTCGGCACCCGACGAGGTCGATCAATCCGAGGGAGTAGATGATGAGTGAGTCTTATGACGTTGGCTATAAAAAGCCGCCAAAGCACGGGCAATTCAAACCCGGGGAATCCGGCAACCCTAAAGGTAAGCCGAAGGGAGCGAAAAACCTCAAAACCGAACTTGAGGAAGAGCTGCAGGAGAAAATTGTCGTCAAAGAAGGTGGCAAGCCGAAGAACGTCTCGAAACAACGGGCGATGCTCAAAAGTTTGATGGCCAAAGCCGTACAAGGTGACCCGCGATCAGCAAACGCCATCATATCGATGGCGTTCAAGCTACTGAGCTACGAAGACAATTCTATTGATGAACTAGACCTTACAGCTACTGACCAAGCGATCCTCGAGGCTTTTGCCTCAAAAATTTTATCAACCACAAAATCGAAGAAAAAGGAGAAGTCCAATGACTAACGAACAATCAGTACTCTATGCACTTCTGCGTAATCGCTTTTATGCATTCATCGTCAAGCTCTTCGAGATACTCGAAGGCGGGGCGGTATTCGCCTCCAATTGGCATATCAAGACCATGGCGTATTACTTGGAGCTAAGTGTCACAGACACCAACAACCGCTTAATCATAGCAATAGGCCCCAGATACCTTAAATCCTTCTGCGCCTCGGTGGCGTTGCCAATCTGGATCCTCGGACGAGACCCAGCTGCACACATAATATGCGTTAGCTATTCAGATGATCTGGCAATGCACTTTTCTCGCCTGAGACGAACAGCGCTTGATAATTGGTTTATCAAGCTTTTGTTTCCCAAACTCCGCATCAGCGCAAAGAAGAATACCGAAAAGGAAATCGTCACCACCGAAGGCGGCGAGATATACACGACATCCGTCGGCGGCACTCTGACCGGGCGCGGTGCTGACTATATTATCATCGACGATCCCATCAAATCAGGAGACGCGATGTCAGACGCCGAGCGCCAAAAGGTTAACGATTGGTACAGGAACACTGCTTTCTCGCGGCTCAACAACAAGAATACCGGCCGCATTATAATCGTCGCCCAACGCGTCCATTATGACGATTTGATTGGTCATATACTGGAAACAGAAGAAAACGATTGGGTCGTTTTGGTTATCCCAGCAATCGCTTCTGAAATGGAGATCTACGCCACTGGAATAAACGAACGGTACGTCCGGAAAGCGGGAGAACCGATTCACGCCGACCGCGAAAGCCGGGAAATTCTAGAGGCAATTAAATCTGCTGTAGGCAGCATAGTTTTCGAAACCCAGTACCAGCAAAATCCGGTTCCGCCTGGCGGAAATATTTTCAAAAGTGAGTGGTTCAAGCGGCATAGATATTTCTCTGGAAGCGAATTCGATCGGATTATTCAAAGTTGGGATACCGCGAATGTGACCGATGAGGGCGCTAGTTACAGTGTTTGCACGGTTTGGGGCATCCGAGAACATCGATACTATCTGTTGCATGTACTTCGCGACCGCCTTGGCTTCCCGGCACTAAAAAGGGCCGTTGTTCAGCTTGCAAGGGTGTGGGGAGCATCAGATATTTTGATAGAGAAAGCGGCGTCCGGCTATGCATTACTCGAGTCTTTGTACAATGAAACCAGCCTTCCATTGATTCCCATTGTACCAAATAATGATAAATCAACCCGGGCGGAACAGGCCTCTGGTGTTTTCGCCTCTGGTCGTGTGTTCATTCCAGAGGAAGCTCCCTGGCTTGCCTTATATGAACACGAAATGTTCGGGTTTCCGAACGTCAAGCATAGTGATCAAGTCGATAGCACGACCCAGTTTTTATTGTGGATACAAAAGACGTGGCCACCTGAGCTTCATATCAACGCCTATGTCCTTAAATCAGGCTCTAACACGAGGGATCGATACGCCGAGCGTACAGGAATCTCGGTATTTCGCGATCTCTTTTAGACTGGACTTCCTAGCCCAACAGAGCGTCACTGTGATCGTGCGGTGACGCTTCTTTTTTGCCTCCGACCACTGCCCGCCCGGCTCCAACATAATCAGGCCGGGCTTGGGTGGTGACAGCGCCCGCATCGGTTGGGTGCGCAAACGACGGAGGCAATTATGACCGCAAAATCCACCAAGATCGCAAATGTCGAGAAACTCCTTTGCCGCCCGAAGGGTGCGACGGTCCTTCAGCTTCAAAAATCCACCGGCTGGCAAGCGCACAGTGTCCGTGCCGCTCTCACTGGGCTACGCAAGAAGGGACACAACATCCGGCGCGGCAGTGATGCGAAGGGCGTCACCAACTATCACATCGTTGGGAAAGTATAATTATGGGCCGGGTTTCAACCGTTGATCTCGGCGCGGAGATCGGGCGGATTGCCGATGCGCCCCGCACCGAACTTCTGGAACGATGGGCGAAGGCCTACGGTAAACCGCCGCCCAAGGGCATAAGCCGGCGCTTGCTGGAATATGCAGCGGCTTATCAGGTCCAGGTGAAGGCCTTGGGCGGACTGAAGCCGGCGATAAAACGCAAGCTGCAGCGCATTGCCGGATCATCCGACAACACCCAGACACCACCAAAGAGGCCGGTGGCACGTAAAAGCCTGGCGCCCGGCTCCCGGCTGGTTCGAGACTGGCAGGGCCGATCCCATTCGGTGGACGTCACCGAACACGGTTTCATCTACGATGGTGCGCACTATCGATCCCTGTCTCATATCGCCCGCACCATTACCGGCGCGCGCTGGTCCGGGCCGAGGTTCTTCGGGCTATGAGCAGCAAAATCCGGTGCGCCATCTATACCCGAAAATCCACCGAGGATGGTTTGGAGCAGGACTTCAACTCGTTGGATGCCCAACGGGAAGCTTGCGAAGCCTACGTGCAGTCGCAAAAGGGCCTGGGTTGGAGGATCCTCTCTAGACGATATGACGATGGCGGTCTTTCAGGTGGTTCCATGGAGCGGACGGCTTTGCTGGACTTGTTGGCAGATATCGAGAAGAACAAGGTTGATCTGGTCGTCGTTTACAAGGTTGATCGCCTGACCCGGTCTTTGATGGATTTTGCCAAGATCATCGATATTTTCGATGCGCGCGATGTTTCCTTCGTCTCCATCACCCAGCAGTTCAATACCGCCAATTCCATGGGCCGGCTGACCCTCAACGTGCTTTTGTCCTTCGCCCAGTTCGAGCGCGAGGTTACGGCAGAACGCATCCGCGACAAAATCGCGGCTTCCAAACAAAAAGGCATGTGGATGGGTGGCTTGCCGCCGCTTGGCTACGATGCAGTTGAAAAGAAGCTAGTCGTCAACGAGAGTGAAGCGGAGACCGTCAAAACGCTATTCCATCTGTATCTTGAAATGAAAAGCGTCAAGACGATTAAGGTCGAGGCGGACCGATTAGGGCTGGTGACAAAAAGGCGACAATCCGGAGACCGGCTCACCGGCGGTAAGCTATTCACCCGTGGGCACCTTTACCAGCTTCTCCACAATCCGATCTATGTGGGCGAGGTATCCCACAAAGGCAAAACCTATCCCGGTCAACATGACGCCATCATCCCCCGCGACACCTGGGACGCGGTTCAAGAATTACTTGATTCAAATGCGCCTCAACGGTCCTCACCAACCAACGACAAACAAACAAACCTACTGACGGGATTGATTTTCGACGAACACGGGCAGCCCATTTCGCCCACCTATGCGACCAAGAACGGTCGGCGGTATCGGTATTATGTTTCTAAGAATCTGAATCACGAAACCAGTGAAAATTGCGACGGTTGGAGGCTGCCCGCTAAGACGCTAGAAGATGCGATTACCCAGGAAATCAGCAGCTTTCTGAAAGACGAGGTAAGCATCATCAATGAACTTAACCTCGGCGAATGCAGTTCGAATAAGATTCGCAATGAACTCCAATCCTCGTCTTCTCTTGCCGACCAAATATTGAATTGGGATCAAACCAGC